TTATATTTATCAGAATAGAGTCCACACTCTTGTGCATAAATGTTATCTATTTTTTGCAGTACAGATTCTTTAAGTTGATTAAACAGAACGTATGGTAAAAATTTCTTTTTGTGTTTTTCTTCATCAAAGTCATTGTTAAGATAATCTTCACACATATGATGTACATGAGTTCCACGAGTTGCAGCCTTTCGTGCAACATAGTTCGCTACATCTTCACCTACTCTTTTTCTCCACTCAAAAAGTCCTTTCTTATTTCTTACAGAAAGAACTGTAGTAATTGATGGGTACTTATTACCCTCTGGAGTTTCATATAAACGAACTCCGTCAGTCGTTGTTGCTGTTATCTCTGGTAGGTTTATCGTCTTGTGGTTGTACATCATTATCACTTTCTTCATGTTTATATTCTGGTGGAACTTTACCCCACCCTACTGTTCTTTCCCAATCTCTTTGAGTATATCCACCATATGGTAGTTTAGACATTCCTCATACGTTCCACAAGTCTATCTGCTCTTTTAGTTACTTGGCGATACCATCTGCTGTCTACCATCTCATCTGCGGCTGCGTTCCAGTCTTTTGCATCTACGCCTCGTTTCATACCCTTGAACTTGGACAATCTTGGTCGCCCCATATTGAACATCATGTTCGCAATTATTCGTTGCACTTCCTCTGGTAAGTCATCAAAGTCTGGATATAATTTGTAGCAGTCTGACAAGACATTTTTGATATCGGAGTCGAATGCTTCATTGCATCTATCTTTTGAGACAAGAGTTCCAACTTCCCAACCATGTTCTGGGTCTGATTCCAAAACAAGATGGCCGATCCCAAAAGTAGGCAGACCAAGATGATCCAAATAAATCTTTCCAACTGAGCCTTCATCATATTCAATTTCCTCTCGTAGTTTATCTATGTCCATTATTCTATCCCCATTCCTAGTTTGGTTTTTTGTATTAAGTAACTTCTAACAAAGCCTGACCTAACAATATCTCCTATGTCAAACTCTGTACAATTAAATTCATTCATTTCTTGTAGAATTTGCAGAAAGTTCATTAGTCCATTCTTCTCATTCATTCTTGTTAAATCTGATTGGCCAAAGTCACCACAGAATACTATCTTGGAGTCTTGACCTACTCTTGTAATAATTGTATCTAATTCATGGAAGTTTAGATTCTGACACTCATCTACAATGATGATACTATTATCAAAAGTTAGTCCTCTAAGAAATGATGTTGATAAAAAGTAGAAACTACCTTGTGCCTTTAATCTATCATATAACATAGAGAACGCTTGTTCATTTGGTTGTTCAAACATGAACTGCATCATATTACTATATGGTACTTGATACAATGCAGCTTTATCTTCTTCATCGCCTGGTAAGAAACCTATTTCTCTTGTTGGTATGAGAGAACGTACTACGATAACTTTATCATATGGTGTATCGTTTTTGAGTACATCTTGAAGTGCAAGATATAATGATACAAATGTTTTTCCAGTTCCAGCACAACCAAACAGAAATTGATTTAAACCTTTTTTCCAAGATTCAAATACTATTTTTTGACTATCGGTTACTGGTTTAATTGTAGAAAGTTGATTATAAGTGATGTCTTTTTGTTTTGCCATTATATATTCCTATTAAAGTGGAGTAGGAGTGGGATACACTCCATACTCCTTACATGAAAGCTGATACACAATATATTGTTTCCATGCAATATTATTTATATTACTTTACAAGTTGACCTTGTTTATATTCTTGACTAATTGCATTTAAATCATGTGATTTACCAATACTCTTAGCGTGTTTAGTTATAGCATTAAATGTTTTAATTTCTTTGTGATTTCTGCCAGTTCCATAAGTTTGTGCCATAGGTGAATTGGGATGTGCTTCTGCAATCCTAGACATATTCTCTTTGAATCCATCATCAACTTTATGTGTTTTACCAGAGATACCACTTACGATATTTGGTGCAGTAATTACTTTTGTGAAACTTGGATGTTCTTCTAAAAATGTTTGGAGTTCATCATATGTACATACTGTATCAAAATGTTTTCCATCATCATTATTCTTGATTGTGTAAGTCGGCAATTTCTTTCCTCAATTTATCATTTTCTTCAATTAGTTCTTTATTACGAATAAGTACATCATAATGACATTTTGTTAATTCTTTCATGTCCAACATCAAACCACTTGTGTGTGAATGTTGCTCTTCAATTACGGCCTCTTTTTCTTCTTCTTCTCTTAACCGCCTGCCCATGTATTCATAATATCTTTCGTCTGAAACCATTCTGGTATCTCCCTATTCTTCCAACTCGCAAAAGAGTTCTTCTCAACTATATAGTAGTTTCTATATGCAAGTATAGGATTGTCTTTAACCTTACACATATCAGGCATACATTGAGGTAGTTGTGTTCCTTTAACCATAGGTATATTCTTTGGTGGTCTTAAAAGTAACATAGATGGTTTAGATGAACCATGTACTTTACCATAACGATTTGTATATTCTGCAAGTGTAGCCATGTAAAGTTTATACATTTGAAAATAGTTTTCTATGGATTCACGAACCCATACTGCTGATGGGTGATTAATATGAGAGGCTTTGTATAGTACATCTTCTCGTTCATCATGTAGTTTCCATCTCTTGATGTTACGACCATTTGCAGTTTTACCTAGATACATTTCTCCATCTAGTAACCTATGTGCAGTTGACATTAGTTGTGCATACTCAATAGGCATCTTGACTATATGTTTATCAATATGCCACTTTGCATTTTGGATAGGGTCTTCATGCAAATAGAAGATGTTCATTACTTTTCATCCTTTTTATCATTTAGTAATATCATATTACCACGCTTTTCGTCTAATGTCAAGACTCTTTCACCCTCAATCATATCAATAATTAGAGTAGTAATGTCTACTTCTTTTCCTAGCTCAGAAATCTTTATTTGTAATTTTTGAAGTGTTTCTTTATAGTAGTCAATTTCTTGTTGTTTTCGCAATCTCTGTTCTATTAGGTCTGAAAGGGATACTATGTTATCTGACATTACTTCTCCCATTTATAAAATATGTGGTCACCGATTTCTACAGTTTTAGTTTTAGATTTTCTCCATGCTGGAAACACATAGTCAGCATGGTAGTGTGTTGCACCATCTGTAATGTCTAATATTCTGATGCCTGGAATCATTGACACATATGATAGATTATATATCTCTTTATAGATACGTTTATCTTTTTTATGTATCACATCTTTCTTACCATCACAATACCAAGAAAATTGACATCTATGTCTGATAGGATAGTAAGTTCCATTCTTTTTCCAAGACTCTCTTGTAGGCCCTTGTTTAACGACCTCACATACAGTATTAGGAAATCTTTTATCTTTCACTCTATTCAGAGTCACAGAAATAACTGCACTCCAACCAGCAGTTCCTTGATTCCTTGCTTCAAAGTAAACATTCTCTGCAAGACAAGTTGCTTCAATAGGACTTACACCAACTAGTTTTGGTTTGTCCATTGGTAATGATGGGTCTGTAGTTACAATACCCATAAGCATCATCATTTCTTTTAAACTAAGCATATATACCTCTTTTTTTATATTCTATTAATAAAGTTTCTTGCATTGCATAAGCTTCGATTTCCCAAGGCAAGTTCATATAGTCAATACAAATGTGAACTTCACCTTTCCACATTTTCTCAATACCTTTCATTTCTTTTAGTTCATTTTTGAACTGCTGTTTAACATGAACTAACTCATGTAGAACACAAGTAATGAAGTCATCTCCTTTTAATCTTTTATCAATTTCAATATGAGATGCATTTTTGTCAATCTCCATAGCCCAACCTTGAACATTACCCTCTATTTTACAAAGGTCAAACTCAATATTGTAAGACTTGAATCTACTAAAAAACTTATCACAAAACCAATCAGTAATGTTGTGAACTAATTCTCTTTGTTTTTTAGTTCCACCATATACTAAAACAAACTTATCCATTATGCGGCCTCTTGTTTAAATATTTTATATGCTAATATTGTTTTATTAGGAAAAGCATATGGATTACGTTCAATGAAGATTAATAACTCTTTCATTGTCAATCCTAAAAAGATTCGTTCTTTATTCAGTACAGTAGTTGCACCTTTTATTTTCATATTATACATTAACTGATATTCCACTTCACTTCAACTTTACCTTTTTTCAAACAATCTGCAAGGTAACTAATGTAATTAGCAGCTGCATACTTTTCATCAGATGCACCCTCTGTAATTTGAACAAAGGCAGTTTCAAGATTTTTAATCATTGACTTTTCTGCCTCACCAAAGTTCATTACGAATTGACCTTCACTATTCTCAACAAACATTTTCTTTTCTTTCCAATCTTGATAAAAATAACCCATTATATAGCACTCCCATAATTAATATTTTCTGGTTTCACACCGACTGCATTGATTTCGTCAAGGTATGTATCATAACCTTCTGACCAAAGTGTCATGGCATCTTCATCATTCTTAAATCCATTCTCTGAAGCAAAGTCCATTGAAGAACTACCCATGATTATCTCATCAGCACCTTTTGTTCTTAGTGCATAAGCAATCATCTCTGGCGTCTTAGCCCATGCAACCAACTCGCCTGGATTAGAATACATCATAATACCACCTTTATGGGCAGATACAAACCTAATTGCATTTTCTTTTCCAGAATTATCATACATCTCAAATGTTTTCACGATTTTCTCCATAATTATTTCTCTCTCTTTATTGTTTATACTAATAGTATATACGAAAAAGGGGGGTCTGTCAACCCCCCTTAAAAAACCCTTTGATTTCAACGACTTATCCATTCGCATTTTTCATTATATATTGTAATCGTTGCGAATCAAGGGAAGTGATTCGCATGGCAAGTTTTTTTGAGAGAGAGAGGAGTGCCATGCAAATCAAACATTTATCCATACTTGGGGAAGAAAAAAAAGAAAGATAAAACCCAAGTATGGAAACCATTAATTCATACACCCTTTTGCTAAACCCTCTGTAATACAAGGGTCTTCTATGTATCCTATAGTCAAGACACAAGCAAGGAAAAGTGCTACAAACATAAAACCATTGATAGTCATTTATTTTTTCTCCATTTTATCATTTAATTTAGTTACATCTTTAAGAATAGTAAAACTATCTACAAGCATTACAAAAGTAATACCAACCATAAAACCGAGTGTAAAAATAATATATTCCATAATCTATCTCCTATAAGTATTCTGGGCCAGTCCAATTAATATTGAAACCACCCTCTAAAACATTACCTCTTGGTGCATTTCTCGCTGGTGCATTATAACCAGCAGCTTTTAGAACATCACCTTTTTTGAACTTTGGGTCATTATCAACACCAACAACGAAACCCCAAACAGAACCCATTCGACCAGGCGTATGGTCTGAAATTCTACCAATCTTGATATATTTCTGTCCAGGCTTAATCATAAATTTACTACGAAACTCATCACCAGACCTATGAGTAAAACCTCTTTGTGCATAGTCATGGGCAGCAGCATCTAACATATTGTTAATACCATCTTCAATCTTTTCAAACTTCTTCTTAATCATAGTCATAATATTTTCTTTCTCTTTGTTAATCTTTATCTTACTTAATAAATATAACAGAAGATTGAGGGATTGTCAAGTGCTTTCGTAAGTATTTGTTTTTGTTACGTTTTTCGAGGTCAGAATTTTCTACATTTTCATCTGTTTGCGAATCAGGCGAATCACTTACTTTCCAAGTTTGTGATTGCCTTCTTTGCGAGAATACAGTTCTTTGTATAGGAGTTACCCTCATCTAACCAGCAACGAGTCCAGATGCAGAACGACCAGCTTGTGGATACTCATCAATCTTAAAATCTTCGTTCCAACCAAATGCTTCTCTTACAACATTAGAAGATAAACCTTTGTATATTTGATGCAACTTTTTATCTTTTGCATTGATAAGAAGTTTTGCTTCACTTTCATGTAAACCCTCTAACATCTGAAAAAACATATTTTCTTTTTGAGCTTGTCTGGTTGTGTTGTCTGCACCTTTGATGAATCTCCAAAGTTTCTTTGACTCTTGTATTAATAGAGTATGGTCAGTACCAGCAGGCGAATCATTTGGTGTATAAGGAACTTCACCCTCTGGAAAAACCCATTCAATTTTTGGGTCAAATGCAGCTTTCAAAAACATCTTTAGTGCATCTGATTTGTACTTTTGAAGTATCTCAACTTTTTTATCTTTAGTTTTTGCTTTGTGTACTCTATCTAATATTTCAGAAAAGAGTGGGTAGTATGTTTCTTCCATTTAAAATTCTCCAATTTCATTAGTAAGATTTTTCAATCTCGATTGTATAAAATAATTTAGTAATTTACTTCTATCACCACAAGGGGCTTCCTTAAATTCAAACATTATTTCTTTTCCAAGTTCCTCTGGAATATTGTCCAAGTTAATAAGTTTGTCATTTCTCTGGTAATTTCTTTTGACTTCTTCAGGCAAATCATCTATATGTATATCTAACCAAGTTTCAATCTTCTTTCTTCCTAAAGGTCTTTGTCTTATACTAT